TGGATCAATGGGCAGAAGATACTCTGCCATTCTTAAATATTTAAATATCCCATTTGATGGAATAGACATTAAGGACGCTTTCAAAAGAACCGGAACCAAAAGAGCCATCATTTGTACTCCTACAAGGAGTCATACCGTAGTTGTAGAGAACTTGATGGAAGCTGGATATGACAACTTCCTTATTGAAAAACCAATGTTCGATCGAGAAGAAGACTACAACTGGGCACTTGCTAATTCTCACTTATGCAAAATGCAAATGGTCTGTAATTATAAATTTATTAACGGCGTCGGTGGCCACACTTATTACAATTACTACGATTCTGGTAAAGAAGAACTCTGGTGTAATTTATTTCAATTGATAGGTCTCGCAGAATCGGAATTTGAATTTAGAGACAATCATCCGGTATGGAGTTGTGTTCTTAATGGGCGCATTCTTATGCTTGATGATGTGCATTCGAGTTATATAACAATGATTGAAGCGTGGATGAATGATGAACCACTCATTGATGTAAAAACTGCACTTCAATGGTTTCATAAAGCTAAAAAATGGCAAGAGGACTATGAGAATCGGAATAGGACTACAAAGTAGGATTAGTTCAAAGAGATTCCCTAATAAGGTATTTCATGAACTTATCCCAGGAAAAACGGTTTTAGATTTCTGCCTAGAGAGATGTGCAGAAATTCAAGCCATGCTTGCTGATCAATTTGTAGCCATTGGGTTACTAGTCCCTACTCTTCAAAACCAAATCTTTGAGCATGTCGCAGCCAATCATGGTGTGAATTTATTAACCGGCCCAGAGGATAACGTCCTAAAGCGATATGATAACTTTCAAAAATGGGGGAGCTTTGACTACATTGTTCGAGTCACTAGTGATTGCCCCCTTATCGTTACTGAAGAAGCCGTAAAGATGATTAAAGATGTCATTCAATTCAAATTTGATTATGGTGCTATGAAGACCCCTGAAGATTGGTTCGATGGAACTGATGTAGAGATATTCACTCCAGATATTTTAAAAAAACTGATTTCATTTGCATTAGAAAATAAAAGCAAAGAGACCATAGAGCACGTCACATGGCCGATTAATAATACGGATAAGATATTTGCTCATAAGCTCTATTGGCCTAAAAACAATAAGTATCATGAAGTCCCTAAATTAAGTGTGGATACAGCAGAAGATTACTTTCGAGTGAAGAACTACCTAGGAGAATGCTTTTGGATTTAGCTAATAAACAACTTCAGTATATAGCTCAAGGTTCGTTAACTAATTCGAAGATGCACGCTTCATTTTCTGACAATACTCCTACGCATATTGAAAGTGCTAACGGCCCCTATTGTACGAGTCATGTGAGAGAGAAATACATCGATCTTTCTTGTGCTCTGGGGGCGATTTCAATTGGGCACAATAATCCTCAGGTGAATGAAGCAGTACAAAAGCAGCTCACCAAGGGGAATCTGTTTACTATGTCCTCACCTATTGAGGTGGAGGCGGCTGAATTTCTTCTCGATGAATTCCTTTCTACTTATGATGCTGTTAAATATCTTAAGACCGGCGCAGAGGCTACAACCGGAGCTACTACTATAGCCAGAGCAGCTACAGGCAGGCAGTACATACTGTCTACTGGATATCACGGTCACCATCCTCAGTGGTGTTCTATGGAGCAAACGAATTACGGCATTGAAGACCATTTCTATTTTAAGAAATACGACACCATAGATGAGATCATTAACTCAGATAAACTAAGAGATGCCGCTGCTGTTATTGTGGAGCCCATTCTTTTAGATGATTCAGAAGCCAATACTCAAAAGCTTTTTAAATTAAAGGCAGCGTGTGAAGCTACGAGTACTCTTCTCATATTCGATGAAATCGTATGTGGTATGAGAAATGAGCATGGATTTATATCAAGGGTAATTAAGCCCGATCTTATTTGTATTGGAAAAGGTATTGCTAATGGATTTTCTCTCTCTGGTATCGTCGGCAAAAAACATCTTATGCACGATACTCCTTACTTTATATCGTCAACATTTGCGGGCGAGTGCCTTCCACTTGCAGCACACCTCGCAACTCTTAAGTTCATTAAAAACAATTCACTTATTCAAATGTGCCAAGACGCTAAAAGGATTCAAACCAAGATAGCCTCCATCATTCCGAAGAAAATTAAACTTAAGGGATATGGAACAAGAGGTTATTTCGAAGCTGAAAAAGAGGATTTCGCACTGTTCCAACAAGAATGCATAAAAGCTGGAGTATTGTTTAATCGATCTTGGTTTATGAATTACTCTCATATTCCACTAGAGAGAATTATTGAATCATCGTTTTCAGATGCTTCTTATACATTTCAAACCGCTAAACTAGAGGGCAGAATGCCCAGAGATGGATTTAAAAGATTATGAGCTTATTGATAAACGGAATCATTCTCATTATCGTGGGTATAACTCACTGGAAGATTGTGCAGCTTACGAAAGTAATTGACGCTCAGCTTCAGAGCCTTTCAAAACGGCATTCTAAATTTATGAATCATCTCACAAGGGAGCTTAAAATCCCTATGCCTGAGTTTGAGGATCTAAAGATAATTAAAAAGAATACTCCGAGAGTTATTAAAAAAACCGAAAACGATGAATACGAGAGAGAGCTTCCAATAGAGATGTCTGGTAAAAAAACAATATGAAGGAATGCTTAGGTAGCAACAATTCCCCCAATCATGTCAGAAGAAGATGTAGAGAATGTAAAAAAATATACCAAAAAAAATGGAGACAAACTGAAAATGGCACAAGATATGAAAAAATGTATCAGGCAAAAATAAAACACTCTCCATTATATTGGGCGAAGGCTGAGGTTTATAAGGCTATCAGAAGGGGTATGCTGCCTAAAGCGAGTACTAATAAATGCATAGACTGTATGGATATGGCTAGAATTTATGATCATAGAGATTATTCTAAACCGCTTATTGTAGAGCCAGTATGTACGTCTTGTAATAGCAAAAGAGGTCCTGCACTATGAAAATTCATTGCCTCTATGATGCTTTAATTGATCCAAGGGATCTTAAGCCTCATCCAAAAAATCGTAACATTCACCCGCCAGAACAAATTACTAGATTGGCTAAAATTCTAGATTATCAAGGATGGCGCTATGCTGTTAAAGTTTCCAAGCAATCGGGATTCATCACGTCAGGACACGGTCGAGTCCTCGCCGCATTTAAAAACAACTGGAATGAAGTCCCCGTGGTTTATCAAGATTATGAATCTGAAGACATGGAGTACCTGGACGTTCAGAGCGATAATTCTATTGCTGCTTGGGCCCATCTTGATCTTGCTTCTATTAATCGTGATCTTCAAGACATCGGTCCAGTGGATATTGAACTACTTGGCATTAAAGATTTTGAGATAGAACCCGCTGATAAATACGCCGATAAAGATGCAGATGAAATCCCCGAAATTAAAGAATCATTCGTTAAGACGGGTGACTTATGGATTCTTGGGAATCATCGACTTCTCTGCGGAGATTCTACAGATAAAGCGCAAGTTGAGAGACTCATGAACGGTGAGAAGGCTGATATGCTTTTCACCGATCCGCCATATAATATTGCAGAAAATTGTGATGGCGTGGCCTCACAGGCACCAACAAATAAACAGTCTAAAAAGCTTATGGAATCCGAATGGGATAAAGGCTTTAAATTTGGCCCTACTGGCAAAGCAATTGAGGCCATCTTAGCAGAAGACGCAACCGTCTATATTTGCACCTCCCAGTTTTTAGCACCAGAAATTTGGGATTGGATGGATAGTTTTTTGGATTACAGCGGATATTGTGTGTGGACTAAGCCGAATCCGTTTCCTTCGTTGATGAAAAGAAGGTGGGCTTTTTGCACAGAGCTTGTTTGCTATGGCACGATAGGGAAACAGATTTTCAATTATCCTGAAAGCGGCAATGCCTTAAGTGCATGGAATATAGCTATTGGCGAGGGCGGATTACATCCCACTCAAAAGCCCGTTGGGGTTTCAGAACACGCGATTAAACACTCGTCAAACTCAAATCAAATCATTGCGGATCTATTCCTAGGCTCCGGTTCCACACTCATAGCTTGTGAGAAGACTAATCGAAGGTGCTTTGGAATGGAGATAGATCCTCATTACTGCGGTGTGATTATTGAGCGATGGCAGAAATTCACGGGTCAGAAGGCTTATAAGGTAGAATAAGAGCATGACAGTAAAAGGCAAAGGCGGGCGCCCGAAATTCGAGCCTACCCCCGAGATCCTGGAAAAGATTGAAACATACGCGGCGATGGGCATGAGAAAGAACTCTATAGCCTTCGCGCTTGATTTAAACCCATCTACATTCTCTGAAAAGCAAGCTGAGTACCCCGAATTAGGCAAAGCATTCGAGAGAGGTCGAAGTAAAGGGGTCGCACACGCGGCCAGTAAGCTTCATGAGCTGATTAAGGATAAGCATTACCCTGCTATTCAGTTCTATTTGAAGTCTCAGGATGGATGGGAGGAGGGCGATAAGACTAATATTCAAATCCAACCAATCACGCTAACGGTGGACGGTAAAAAGATAACAATGGGTATAGATTAATGAGTTGTATTATTTCTGGCGGCTCCAAACTTAAAGATGGTTATGGCAGAAAATGGAAGTACGGAAAGCGTTGGTTAGCGCATCGTTTGGCTTATTTTGAGGCTTATGGCTCCATTCCAGATGGAGTTTGTGTTTGCCATAGATGTGACAACCCTCCATGTATTAATTTAGACCATCTCTTTTTAGCATCTCATTCAGAAAACATGATTGATAAAAAACTCAAGGGACGTTCATTTAAACCAAAAGGCCTCAAGAACGGGCGAGCTAAATTAACTCCCGTCATGGTTCAAAATCTAAAGCTAATCGCAAAACATAGGGTCTTATCTTGGAATGATATGGGGAAGATGTTTGGAATTAATAAATCTCATGCAATGGAGGTAGCGAATGGCCAGTGGTGGCGGGCTTAACCTCCACGAAAAACAAGGCAAAGCATTCCTTAGTGATGCCAAAATTACACTCTGCTGTAGTGGGATCCAGGGGGGCAAGACGACAGTTGGATCGCTGTGGTTCATCCGTCAAGCATCTAAATGGAAAGGTTCGGATAACAATTTCATCATCGGGGCTCCCACTTATAAGATCCTCAATCAATCAACACTACCAAGCTTTCTTAAATACGCCTCACAGTTCGGAACCTACCATAAGGGTGATCAGACATTTTCTCTCAGAAATGGTGGAACAATCTATTTTAGAACCGCAACGGACCCTGACTCAGTGGAAGGTATCACTAATGTTAGGGCTGTGTGGCTTGATGAAGCAGGCAAATGTAAATATAGATTCTGGACTAACATTGAGGGCCGAGCTGCACGCACCAACGCTCCAATTATCTGCACTACAACTCCGTATGCAATGAACTGGCCCTATAAGGAATTAATTAAACCGCTAAAGCGAGGAGATCGAAAAGATGTCGCTTACTTTCAATGGACATCTAAAGATAATCCATCATTTCCGGCGGAACATTATGAGCGCCAGCGCCAGCTTTTAGATTCTGTTACTTTTGCAATGAAATATGGTGGGGAGCATCACCAAAGGGTTGGCCTTGTTTATCCATTCGAAGATACAAAGATCATTAAACCGTTTCAGCTTCCAGAGGGAACTAAGTTCTATGCTGGCCTTGACTGGGGATTTACAAACCCAATGGCTCTTATCATTCGTGGCCTTACTCCAGACGGGAGAGACATTCAGGTCTCTGAGTTCTATGAATCAGGGGTGTATCCAGATGATATTGCACATTTGATTAAACAGAAGGTCTCTAGCTATGATATTCAAAAGATTCTAGCTGATCCGGCTGATCCTGGGAAAATTGCACAGCTTCAGAGATATGGTTTACCGGTAATTGCCGCTGACAATGATAAGCAGGCTGGAATTGATGCTCATTCTCAAGTGGTAAAATCAAATCGATTTTTTATCTTCGAAACATGTAAGCATACGATTGATGAGTATGAGACTTATTCTTATAAAGAGCATGATGACGATGATAAGAATGCCAAAGAAGAACCGCTTAATGTGAAGAACCACGCCATGGATGCGAATAGGTATTTATCGTATTACTTAAGACAATCTGGTTTATATTTTAATGAGCGCCCAAGAGTTCATGCCGCTGAAAAACAACAAAGAGATGAGACATCACCAAAGACCCATATTCCAGCGTGGAAAAGAAAGGTTAACGAAACCAAGGGACCAGAGTTTTACTAGGAGGGATTATGCCAAGGTATGACTATCAGTGCGATACGTGTGAATACGTTGAAGAGATTGTGACGGATTGGGATAAGAAGCCCATTGGTCGTTTATGTAAGAATTGTGGTCAGATTAATTTCGCACGAGCGATGAAGCCGATCATCAGTAGCGTTAGGATTGGACATATTGATTCTGGGCGTATTCAATCGGTGGCATTTGGTAAGGAGTTTAAGAATGAGAAGGATATGGTGCAATACGCCAAGCATCATGGGTATGAGCCGCTAGAGAATGCGTCTCTCGAATCTGTTCAAAAGTCCTTTACCGACTATAATAAAATAAAAGAAGATGAGAGGCTAAAGAACCTTTCAGAGGGAATTGAGTGGAATCAAATTTAGATTTTAAAGAACAGTCCCCAGAAGCCCAAGCTACAGTCGATTTAGTTAATAAGTTATTTCAAAAGGCCAAGAAAGCCCGAAAAGTTAAACAGAATAAATGGGAAGAGAACTTTGAGTTCTATCTCGGTCGGCAGTGGCCCTATCGACGGCCAACCTATAGGCATTCTGAAGTTGTTAATCTGATCTTTGCGGCGGTTGAATCCGTCGTTCCTATTTTAACGGACAATCGTCCTCAGATTACCTTTGTGCCAGAAGACATTGATGATCGTGATTTAGCTGAAGCACTGACTCAGATAGCTGATGCGGATTGGACCCGTGAAGGTTGGAGCTATGTTTTAGGTGACATAATAAAGACTTCATTAATATATGGGACTTCAGTCGGAGCTTTAGAGTTTGATCCTACTCAGAATGAACCTGAGGGAAGGATTGTATTTAGGTGTGCTGATAATTGGGAAGTCTATCCCGCTCCTAGGGCTAAGGACATTAATGATGGTTCATGCCCCTACTTCATTGAAGCTACTACAATTCCTTTAGAAGAAGCTCGTGCGATGTTTCCTGACCTGGCTCATATGATTCAGGGATCTGCACAAGTTGGTGTTCCTTCTCGATATGAGAAATCTGATTTTGATACGACGCTAAATGCTAACGCCATCAGATCTAACGATGCCACCGATGATGCGGCTGCTGCTTTTACTTCTCAAGAAACTGAGAAGGTTAAGGATTCAATGCTTATTAAGTGTTACATCCAAGACGAATCAGCCGAAGAGGTTGAACAGATCGCTTGTAATATCGATGGATCTAAAAAGAAGGACGCTAACGGCAAATACATCACCGAGAAGGTTCAGATTAAGAAATATCCTAATGGAAGGATGATTGTCGTTATCGATGATTTATTAGCCTTTGATGGTGAGAATCCTTATTTCGATGGCAAGCATCCCTATGCTCGTCTGATCGACTACCAAGTCCCTAATGAGTTTTGGGGTATTGGAGAGGTTGAACAGCTAAAGAGCCCTCAGAAGATGATCAACCGACTTCTATCCTTCATGATGGATACGGTTGTGTTGATGGGTAATCCTATTTGGGTTTCAGACGTAGGGGCTATTGATACGGATCAGGTCACAAATCAACCTGGTTTAATTGTAGAAAAAACTCCTGGCTCAGATGTGCATCGTGAACCCGGGGTTGGATTGCCTGGAAACTTCTTATCCGTCTATCAACTCTGCATCGATGCATTTGATCGCATATTTGGATCTGGTGAAATATCACAAGGCGCTGCTCCTGGTGGGGTGACATCCGGTATCGCTCTTGATTCGCTTCAAGAAGCAGCACAAACGAGAATTCGTCAGAAGGCTCGCAATTTAGAGAAGTTCCTGAATGAGATTGGTACGCTTTATGCGTCAAGGGTG